CGCTCTGTTTTAACAGGAGGAAATTCCTGTTCCATTGTAGTGCGGAATCTTTCCAAGAAAGCTTCGTTAAGAACATTGGTAAACATGTAACGACCATCGTCACTACCTTTACCTTTTGTATTCGCAGTAGCAAATACTGTAAAACCAGGTGCAGGTGTAATTAATTCACCTTTCTTTTTCAACATGAAAGGTTTGCCTTCAAGAACCCGTTGTAAAGAGGAAAGGTTCTGAGCACCATAATCAATCTCATCGATACACAATACGGCACCTTGACGAGCAGCAGTGGTCACAGGACCATCACGCCATTCCATATTACCATCAATCAGAACATAGTTACCAAGTAGGTCACTTTCATCGGTTTCAGGTGTCATTGAAATGCAAACGAATTTGCGTTTTGCTTTGGCACATGCCTGTTCAATAGACATTGTTTTACCATTACCAGAATGACCAGAAATGAAAACAGGAAAGAATCTCATCGATTGAACGATTGAAAGAACATCATCAAAGTTACCAAATGATACATAATTTTTGTAAACATTAGGAACTAGGTTAGTATTGTCCAAATCAGTTTGGACATTTTGAATTTTGTGTTCAGATTTTTCAACTGGTCTTGTCATTGGAACAACCTGTGCTTGTAGTGCAATTGTTTGAGAAGGTTGTGCAACAGAGGCAGAACCAGGTACTTTGTAAACGCCACGCTTTACACGATTCACATCATCATTAGTGAACCAGTAAGGATGAGCAATATCTACTTTACTGCAAATTTCTTTAATTTCATCGGTCGTTACAGTAGGTTTACCAAGAGCAACAATTGCATTAATAAACTTTTCACGAATTTCGGCACGCTTAGTCATAATATAAAAACTCCTATTCACAATTTATACATCAATTTTAACACGGCTAATCTCAAATGTCAACCAGCCGTGTCGCATTTAAACAACACTCAGGCAGCAATGCCTTGAATGAACTTCGATACGAGCACTCGGTTAATTTGCTTCTTTTTATTCATTTTCATAAACGCAGTTTTCAACTTATTTGCGGTTACTTTACCTTCGATTTCAATTTCTTCTTCTTCGGTTTTCAGGTCATTACCACCGGCAACCAAGAAGAATGAATTGAAACCTTGAGTATTGGATACAAGGAACTTTTCTGCTTTGAATTGTTTTGTAACATCTTTCACTTTTTGCTCAATAGCATATTGTTCTTGCCAACGATTTGGGTCTCTACGGGTTTCTTCGTATAAGTCAGCATAGGTTTTACCATCAGCAAGAACATAACGATGGTTAATTGTACCACGAACCCAAGATGGTCGACCATCAGGAATCAGGAAGAAACCAAATACTTTAGAACCAGTTGTTTTCTTAAACCATTCAAGTGCAACTTGCATATACACATCACGATTCTTGGTACTAATCTTCATTTCAAAGTTATTTTTGGTATCACGGAAAATCACATTCTTGTTTACAGTATCAACACTACTATAACCCATCTTCTTAACTGGTTTGCCATCGCCATCGGTATAATCTTTTTCGTCATTATAGTAATTTGTCCAATCAGAATCGCCATCGTGAACAATTACCAAACTGGTCATATCAAGATTGTTTGTTGCCTTGAATGTTTTCATCACTTCGGCAGTTGCAACAATTGCTTGAGTTAATGGTGTATTTGAAAGGTGTTCACTTTCAGGACGACCACAATCGCCACCATAACGACCACCTTCGAATGATTTTTTCAATAGAACCATATTACGCAAAGATGCATTGAACTCAGCATTGGTCATTTTGTTGTTGATATATTCACGCAAGAATACCGTATCTAAACCTAATGACTTGATAGGTTGTTCAAAACAATTTTTTCTGACTTTATTATATTCATGTTGTTGTTCATAGGTTGTTAGACCAAGGTCTTGCCAACGGGACTCAATTGAATCACCGAAACCATATACAACAAAAGGAATATTCACTTTGCGACAGAACATGGCAAGAACCAAAATCTGTTCAATTGAACCTGCCATATTGTTTGACATAGAACCAGACTTGTCGAGCAATAGAACCAAACCATGATTCTTACCTTTTGGTGTCAACATCACTTTACGGAAGATGTTATCATCAAATTTATATGATGCCAATTTATTAATATCAATATCGCCAGTATCAGACAATCTGGACTTACTGAAAGCTTTGGCAGCTTTACGCATTTCAAATTCTTTGGCAAGTAGACCAATGTAGCGGTCATTTTTGTTTTTGAAATCGTTTACCCAATTTTTAACTTTCTCATTTGTGAGATAACCTCTGGCAATTTCATGCTGATAGTGTTTGGTCAACAATTCTTGCACCCGTTTGGCAGGTGTAACAATGTTTGAAAGAATTGGTTTTGGGAATGTTAGATACAAATACTCTTTGCACTTTTCATCCAAAAGCAAAACTTCATTGGCACGATAGTTTTGGTCAGTCTCGCATATTGGATTAAACATATCACGGGTTGCAGGTTCAGAATCTTTGTAACGATTATACGAATCACTACCTTCAGAATTAGAATCTTTGGTTGATTCACCGCCATCAGAATCAGATTCCGAATTAGAATTAGATTTGGATTGTTTATCGGTTTTCTCACCATTGCCATCGCCATCATTACCATCATTCGATTCTTCTGATTCTTCACCAGAATCACCAGACTTTGATTTTACGGAAGAATCTTCATTGAATTCATCACCGTCATAATCATCACCATCGGTATCATAATCGTAATCATAATCATTATCACCATATTCATCAGAATAATTGAATGATTGAAAATCTTGCAACATCATTTCATATTGTTCATCTTTAGAATAAGCATACACTTCATTGGTAACACGAACAACATCTTCCCAAGTTTCACATGCTTGGACTTTTTTAACTAAAAGTTCCTCTTGAGCAGAGAATTCAATAGGCATGGTATATTGAGATTTGGTAAAAATATTCAATCTCTCAATAAATGCCATTGTATTAATATCACGGTTACGCAAACCGAAAAAGTCTCTCTTTATCAATTCAGTATAAGCATCTTTGAATTGTTTTGTGAGACCAGGGTATTTGCGTTTTACTTTTTTCTCAATACGAGCATCTTCGACCACATTGAGAAAAGATTTATATCCTTTACCTTTTGATTCATCAACAACGGCATCATGCCAACCTGAAGCGGGTGTATAAAGTGCATGACCAACCTCATGACCGCAAAGCAGGTCATAAAGAGAACCAGTCATGTTTTGCCAGATTGGGAGATATAGGATACGATTCTGTGGGTCGAATCGTGCGGTTTGAATCTTTTGGTGTTCAACCGTGAGGTTCTCAGTTGCCATTAGTTTGGCAAGTTGAGATTTTTGTTCAGCAGTAAATAGCATGTAATGTCCTTTTGTCACTATACACTATATTATATCACAGGTATTCCTAATTGTCAACCAGCTGTGTTGCATAAAAACAACAGTCTGGAAGTCAATAGGAACAAGTATTTGGAGCGGTTAACAGGAGTTAAACCTGTCTGCCTACGGGGGTAGGTTGTCTCGGACTCACCGCATTAAGGACATTCTATCTTATATGTAGTCAATTGTCAAGTGTTTTTTCATTATCTGCCGACTTGTGGTAGATACTTTGCCTTAGTTTCTTCCCAAGTTAGGTAGATAAGGTCATCATAGAACAATGATTCGGTAGATACATTATTCTTTTTGACAAGTTGTTTGATACGAGGTTTGGCATGTTTCTGTTTCCATATATCAACCAAATGTTCTACACTTGTATCAAATGACTTTGTTAAATCTTTTACTTCACATTCTTTTCGTAAGAATTCACAACTCTTATCATAGAGTGGTGTGTAATAAATGCCACGAGCATGTTCACTACGAATCAATTCTTTTGGAATATTCAACTGAGAATATGCAAAGTTCAATGACCGATTCTTGTGGTCTCTCTTATGAGGTTGACCTGATGGTTTCTTGGCAACATACCATTCGAAATATTTTCTTGTGTGATTCTTCTTTAACCATTCTCTAATTAGATAACGAGTATCTCTCAATGGTTCAAATGATACAGAACCAGAGGTGAATCCCATAGGTTGCCAATAATCAAGGTTATCATATTGTGACAGACCACCTGCCTTAGTTTTACCATAAAGTGATGTGGTCGTTACAGAGACAAGTTTATCACCATATAATTTTTCCCACAACTCTTGCACAGGATCGGATAAACATAATAGTGCAAGCAACTTACCACCAACATAATTAAAACCAAGTGGTTGTAATGGCACAATTGTAGAACCGATTGCAGTATGATTAATCATTGCACCTTGTGTTTTGATTTCTCTCGACCAACCGATAAAGTTATCTCTTGGTGTCAAATCAAGGAAGTCAGAACTAATACAAATAACACCAAGATACTTCTTAGTTGGTTTATCTCTTACAACAAAATTGAGATTTCTGCCAATGTTTGAATTGTTTTTCATTGTGGATGAAAATGTTCTTATCGTATTCCACAATTCAGGCAAATCTTCTTCTTTGTTTGTATATACTAATTCAGGTTGTAATTTAAGATAATCATCAGGGTCTTTTTGAATCCAAAAGTTTGATTTAACTTCTGCAATTGCACGGCGTTGTTTTTCATCTGCAAGAACTTTCTTTTCACCTTCCCACAAATCATTGACTGTAACAGTAGGATATTTTTCTTGCACTTCACACCATTTTTGAAAGAG